CCTGAATATTTGGGAGCAGACTCTTTGCCATGTTCCATAGGAGCAGTTCAGCACCAATGGCGGTTGCCACGGCAAGAATCTCGTCAAGGTGATCTTTAATCCAGTTCAGCGTAGGCTCGAACTTCTTCATCAGTTCGTCCACACGAGAGGAAACGGCATCACCGAGGAAGTCATAGACGGGCAAATCCCAATCCCAATCGCTTCCACCACCGCCACCTCCACCGCCGCCCCCGCCACCGGAAGCATCGGTCGGGTCGATGATGTTCAGTTCATCGAAGCCCATCAGGTAGCTTTTCAGCTTCTTCGCCGAGCCACCTGCGCTATCAAGGTTATCACCCAGATCACCGACACCCGCGCTCACATCGGTAATGCTCGAATAATCCACTTCGGGGAGGGAGAATCCGAACAGCGATGCGATTGCCGCCGCCAAGATGCGGATAGCCTTTGCAAGTGCGATAACCACGGGGAGTACCGCATTGAGAATCGGTACAAATACGTTACCAAGCGCACGAGCCGCCTGAGAAACCTGAGCTTGCAGAATGCGAAGCTGATTCGCAGGTGCATTCAGGGTTCTTGCCATATCGCCCTGTGCGGTCGTAACCTGAGTCATGATCGCGTAGTATCGAAGCTGTGCTTTCTCAGCCTGAGTCATGCTCGTAAAGGTCTGGTCGATACCAAGGCTCAACGCAACTGCTTCCAATCGCGCCTGACTCAGATCGTAACCAAGTCTACGAAGCGGTTCAAGCTCACCCGAAATACCCGACTGTAACTTCTGCATGGAATCTTCATAGCTGATGTTGAAGAAGGAACTCAGGTCGTAGCCCAGCTGAGTCAAGTTCTGACTCATGATGTACGCACGATCACTCACCACGCCGAAGCCCGTAGCCAAGGTCATGAAAATACCCTGATTACGCATCCACTCGCCGGGGTCAATACCCATGACCTCACCAACGTGTTCGGCATATTTCTGTGCTTCCGAAGCAAACTGCCCCATGGAAGCATTGAAAAGGTTCAGGTTTTCTACATATTCGTTCGACTCATTGATGAGTTTGGCAATCGTCCTACCAATCGTCTGAACAGCCGTGACCGCCATGCGAAGCCGTGCGTAAAGGTTCATGTAAGAACCTGCCGCCGCAGTATTCGCAGTAGCCAAGCTGTTCGTGCTCGTGATTACCTGCTGAATCCGATGAGGGAATGCCGCGAACCCGCTGGAAATCGCATTCATCTGCGATGCGAGGGGTTGCAGAGCGGCGGTAAGCTGATTGATCTTGCTACTGAACGTATCAAGGTCAAGGCTATTCAAGCTCGCCACTACTTCGGGCATCTTCTTCAATGCGGAAATAGAGGAAGTCAGATTGGCCTTTCCGAGCGTGGTCAGGGGAACAAGGGCTTCTGCCAGATTGCCGAAGATCGCAAGGTCAACGCCCTGCAAGCTCTTAGCCGCATCGCCGAGCTTCACAATCTGAGTGGCAATCGAGGAAGAAATCCTGATACTCTGAATCGCGGAAAGCGTAGCCACCGCATGAGCCAATGCAGAAATCTTGCCGAGGTCGTTTATGTTCATCTTGTTCACAGCTTCGGAGATCGAACCAATCCCCTTAGCCACGGTAGACGAAATCTTCACGTCCTTCACAGCAGACAGAGAGGACAGCGCGGGAGCGATCTCACGAAGGAGAACCACACCCTGCACATCCAACTTACTGCTCGCTTCACCGATTTCCCCAATGGACTTTGCGATGGTCGAGGAGAGCTTCACACCTTGGAGGTTTTTCAGCCCACCCAACGCATTCGTCAGATCGCGCAAGTTGGTGATGGAATGCGAACTCAGTTTGTTGATACCATCATTCAGCTTGCTCATCTGAGAAGCGACCGAAGTGAGACCTACACCACCCTTGGTGATACCCTTCAACTTGTCGAGAGAATTGTATAGAGCATTCAATCCCTGTTCTGCGCTTTGCGAACTGGATTGAATTTCAAGTTCCAACGATTCGATGGTCGTGGACATATCTATTCACTCCTCTCGTCAAAACAGTTACGCTTCGGTCGAGGTAGTTCCAAATTTCTTGTTGGTGGAAGCCATCAGAGCTTCCATGTAACGCTTACCCTTCGAGCTTACGGCCTTTTCCTTCGCTTCCTTCTCCTTCTTCTGTTCCTTTACGGTCAGAGCATAAGGAGCGGTGCTATACGGTCGGGGCTTCGTACCCTTCTTCGCAAAAGCATGGAAGATCGGAGAAGCGTCACACAAGGCTTCGTAGATGTACATACCCTGCAACCAAAGCTCTTGATTGCGTTTCTCGTTGCGAATCTCCTCAGCCTTGCGGTAGTATTTCACCAATTCGGGGTCTCCGTCCCAATACTGTTCGGGAGTCATACCAATCGCAAGGTAATAAGGAAAGGCTTCGTAGAAACGCTGTGTGTAAGTGATTAAGGGAGCGGATTGGTCTCCCAACTCGCTCCCTTCGGAATGAGACAGCGAGCCACTTACCAACTGGCCGTCCAGTTCAGGTTTCCCTCGTTCTCCTCCGGCTCATCAACCAGAGCAGAGATCGGCTCGTTGTACATCTCAGCCAGCTTGCCGATAAGCTCCTGCTTATTGGTCATCTTGCCGTAAATCTCGTCCACCAGTTCGTTCTTCACGAAGGGGTGATGGGCGAGGAATGCGCCCTTGAACAGAGCTGGAAGCGTGGTCATCGGCTTGTCCTTCACGTCAGAAGCCACGAAGCCCTCACGCTCCATGCGCTCAACGGTGCGGCGGGTGTACTCCAGAGTGTACTCCTTGTCCTTGTAAGTGAACTTCAACTGCTTACTCATTTTCTTTTCCTCCAAATTCGATTCATTGATTTATGTCAGCGGCGATGCGATCTGCACCGCCGCCGATTTCAGATTTTAGGCATCAGCCATGGTGATGGGGGTGGAAGGAGCGATGGTGATGGTCATGTCCACAACCTCGTTCACGCCGCCGCCAACAGGGAACACGGAAAGCTGACCCTTGAACTCGAACTTACCGTCAGAGCCATCGGGAGTCAGGGTGTTGCCAGCTTCGGTGGCACCGAACCACACGGCGAAGTCCTTCTCCTGACCTTCCAGAGCCTTGAGCGTGGTGAAGTCAGCCTTGGTGTAGTTGGCAGTGAACTCCAGAGCATCAAGGGACTGAATGCCCGGAATGTAGGTCTGCATCTTGTCAGACAGGGTGGTGGTCTCCAGCATTTCCGGAGCACCGCCCAGATCGGGGAAATCCTTGATGTCAACGAGCTTTTCGTAGGCAGAACCTTCACCCTTCATCATCAAAAAGATTTTATACGTCGAGATGGCCATTAGTGTAATCCTCCTGTTCAAAACATTTATGCGAACTCCCATCGGTAGCCACCTGCGGTAGCACGTTGGCGTAAGCATACTTTTGAAATGTGCCTATGATCTATCCCAGTCTCAATTCCCGCTTTCTTACCACTTTCGTATTGCGCTACGAGTGTACCTGAAAGCGTATATTGATTGACAGGTTTCTCCTTTACCTTTCCGACTCTCTCACAAGTTTCGGCAGAACGCTTTTTGCCCGTGTTAGAAGCGGAAATTTTAGCACGATGTTCTTCGGAAAAATGCTTACCGTAGTTAGGATTGAGTTCACCAATCTTGGATTTCCTCATCTTTTCACGGCTTCGGTCTGAAACTTTCTTCTGATTGTTCACACCACCAAGCTCACGGTTATAGCCCTTATCGGGATTCGTAGTATCGAGCTTTGCAATCAATCTTTGTTCCAGATCGCTTGCCGCTGACTTGCTCAACCCAACCGCCACAACCTCCTTGGCTATCGACTCCCATCCAAACTGCTGAATTACTTCCCACAGCCCTTCACAGAACCGATAACCGCTTCCGTTTCTCCATCGCACTTCGAGCGGAGTGGATGTAGTGCCGACATAGGCTTTCCCGTTCATATCCCGCAGGATATAGACAGAGTACATAGCACTACCTCCTTGTGATTGTATGATCTTTCGATACGACTGCTCTGTATCGACCCGTGATTCGGTAGATAGTAGCGTCATCCATGTTCGGAATCGGATTAAGCATGATTCGCGTGAATCCCATTTCCGCCATTTCATCGTCTACCACACCAGCGATTGTTCGGGATTCAGTCTTTTTACCAACGGCCTTATTCGAGTACACATTCAACTCGTACATAAGCACCGCATGGTTTTCAACAGAATCCGTGGTTTGTGTCCTGATGAGTGGAGTGTTATCCATTTCGGTCAAGGACACAGCAGGGAAAGATGGAGGTGTCTTCACATACTCGCCTGTCACATAAATCCCTGAGAAGGTTTCACGCAACCGAGTGGCGATTCTACTGAACACCTGACTCTCAATGTCAATCATTTGAACACCTCCCTCGCTATATCGACTACCTCTGCGCATACCGTCTTCATGGCGTTATACATAGGCATTGCGGCGGGAGTACCGTGTGTAAGCACCAACTCACCGTCCTCGTAGAAGCCCCACACATTTCTCTTGCCATGCCCTTTTCCGTAGCCGCCGATGGTCATGCCAAGCTCGCCGCCCTTCGGATGAGGACTCGAACCCGCAGACCCGTTATGGTACACACCTGCACCAAATTCTACCCAAACGGCATCTTCGCCCTTGGCGATGACTACCGATACATTCCCGCGAGTGTCGATGCTTACATCCACGCTCGCGCTTCTCGCTCCACCACGCAGAAGATCGTCTACTACGGCAGAGCCAAAGCCCTGACTCGCGGTTTCCGATATTCGTTCTGCTACGCGCTGTCTCAGGAGTTCCGTTTTCCTGATGATCTCCTGCTTGTATTCCTCGATTTCCCGCATCGCCTTTTCAATGCTTTTCGGGTTCAAGGAACATCGAATCACTTTCTTCCTCATCGGACGTTCACCTTGCTCACGGCGTAGGAAACGCTATTGAGACTACGGGCTACTTTCTTCACCACATAATCCCAAGGCGTAATCACTTCGCCTTTCTCGTTGCGAGCAAGCTCACCATCCTCGGTAAGCTCAGGAAGGGTATCAATCCACAGCACGGAATACTCATCAATCGGAGTATCGGGTTTCTCGATGACGATAACCTTATCGTAGGCTTCGTCCTCGCCGAACTGACGGGTGTTCGTCTCGCCCATGGCGGCAGAGATATTGGCCTTGGAACGCTCAGGCTTGTGATACCTGACCTCATACTCGCCCGACTCGTTGCCGTACTCGTCTAAGATCGGTTCTTTGGTATCGTAGAGCGCGTAGAAGAAGGGAGTCATATTTCGAGTCATACACCGCATCAGATCACCCCCACGAAGGGAGTTACATGACTGCGGATATATGCGATCATGTCCTCGTACTTGAAAGTGCGGGAAATGCCGTTCTCGTTGTGGCTCACCTGATTCTCTGCGCCGCTCTGCGAATACCCTGCGATAACCGCAAATACCTGAGTCATTTCGTATTCAGCGGGAATTTCGGTGGGAATCTCCTCGCAATACGAATACCTCCAACCCAAAATCTCCTTCTGAGAAGCGGCAAGGTAGACCGTCAACTTCTTATCTTCCGAGGTGTCCTCGAAACCCAACAGGGATTTCACCATGGACAGCTTTTCGGCTTCGGTCATTGCGGTCTACCTCCCTTCTTACTCCTCAGTCTTTTCAGCCTGTTCGGAGGAGTCATTCTGTTCAGAAGACTCGTTGGTGGGCTTGGTTTCCTCGCCCTTGGGCTTGGAGGGCTTACCCTTACCCTTCTTGGTCTCCTTCTGATCGACAATCAGACCGATCACAAGACCCTTGGAAGTCATCTTCTCAGCCATAGCTCGTTACCTCCTGCTTAGGCCAGCGCGGTAGAACCACGGTGCATATAGATACCCTTGGTCTTGTTCTCGTAGACGAAGGTATCATGGTAGATGCGGTAGTCGAACTTCCACGCATCGGCCTTCTGGTTCTCGTTGGGAGTGAAGATGCGGGGCAGGACGTGCTTCACAACCTTGGTCACGGCAGAGGGATGGACGATCATGAAGTTGATCTTGTAACCATCGCCAACCGCGCCGGTGTAACCGCCAGCGGTCTGACCTTCGGTAGTACCGTCCAGCAGGGTAATCGCGGTGTAGAAGCGGCTCTGAGGAACACGGACAATCTGCATATTGTCGTAGGTCTCAACTTCGCGGTTCACACCACGCACATCGTTCATAACGGTGCGCACGATCTTAGCACGGAGACCAGCATAGGCGGTCTCGGAAATGAACAGGATGCGACCCTCGGTGGGGACTTCGGCTTCGTTCATATCCTTCTCGGCGGTGTCGATGAGGGCGGGAACATCGGTAGTACCGATCGTAACGTCACCAGTAGCGGTCTGAATGCCCTCAGCACCCGCGATCTTGGCGAAGGTGTAGGCATCAATTTCGGGAGCGACCTTGGTACGGATGAACTCACCCGCCAGAGTACCAAAGGCCATGCCGATGGTCTCCTCGTTGTCCATGCGGTCAACCATGAACGCACGACCACGGTCGCGGGTCAGGGTCAGGGTTTCCCAAGAGCCAGCGACTTCACCATCGGTGTAGCCCTTGTTGCGGTCGTAGTCACCCAGACCATCCATAGAGGTCTTGAAAACCTTGATGGTATTGCCATTCACAATGTCAACCTTGGTCGCATCGAGAATAGCGGTACGGGAGCTTGCCTTGTACACTTCATCCAGCAGGGGAAGGTACTTCTGAGCAAGTTCAAAAGTATTAGCCATAACTTGTTACCTCCAATTCATTGAAATTTAGATAGGCGGCAGACCGAAACTGGCTCTCAGGTCAGCCATTTCCTTCTTCGCCTTGGCTTCGTTGGGGTCATCCCCAGCAGGAGGCACGGGCGTTTCTTTCAGAATCTTCGCTCGCAACGCCTTTTCAGCGTTCACGGAATGCTTGCGCATCACGGCGAACACGGTTTCCATGTCACCGTCAGCCATGGCGTTCGCGGCTTCATCAGCCAGCGCTTCATCATAGCCCTGGGACAGGAAGGAAGCCTTGTGATTGCTCACAGTCTTTTCCTTGCGGAGCGTTTCAAGCTCCAGCTTCATGTCCTCCTGTTCCTGCTTGCGCCGTTCCTCCTCGATCTCATCGGCACTCATCTTCGCACGAAGCTGACGCTTGGTGGCGGCAAGTTCCTTGGAAACCTTGTCGAAATGAGCCTTAGAGATCATGCCATCCTTGGAAGGGGCAGGAGCGGGAGCGGGTTCAGGGTCGTTATCGGGTTGCGGGTTCGGGTCGGTGTCCATGTTTTCGAGCAGACTCAGCTTTTCCTCAGCCGTCATGTCCTCCCGATAACCTTCCACCTTCGTCCAGTCAAAACTCATCGTGTCCTCCTTGCGTTTGATTAACGTCTGTTCTCTCAGACTAAAAACTTTTTGCGTTTTAGCGTCTTCTCTGACTTTTGCGCTTAATTAACCTCACATCTCCGTGAGTATTTCAAATGGCAAACTGCCATCTAAAACCGTAGGCGTGTTCCTGCTTACCGTTACAGCACAGGAGAATATTACCAGCGTTTCTCCAAAGACCACTCGCTCGAATCTCAGCGATTGAACTCCACTCTCGAATCAAATTCCCTTTTGAATCGAACTGCCTGATCGCTTGCGTGTATTTTCGAGGAGTTCTACGAAAAGCACCTGTACGAAATCTCTCATAAACTTCTGCACGACTTCCGTAATGATTGTTGTACTTTTGAGTACACCACTCCAAATTACTCACGCAATTATTCGTTTTGATTTCATCCTTGTGATTGATGAAAGGGAGATTATCCGGGTTCGGAATAAACGCTTCTGCGACAAGGCGATGAACGTAAATGTCCTTACGCTTTCGGTTTCCACTATATAAGGCCACT